TGGTGACTGGATGATGCACTTTAAGGGTTAATGAGCCTTGCACTTCGTTACCGATTGCTGACCATGTGAAATTGGTCGTTGACCACCTGCCGAAATAAAGTTCATCGAGTGTCATTTCAACGTGTGAGATAGTCACCGTGTGAGCTCTGTTGTCAGGCGTTGGTGCGATTGATTCGCGAGCTGGTTCGCGGTTGAGGTGCTTCATGAATTTTTGAAGCGAATCCATTAGATTAGTTTCCATTGAGTTTGTTGTTTAGGGTTTTAATAAATAGGTCATAATTGTGTTCGCCGTATTGATCTCTGAGAACAATGGCAACGGCTTCAGCCAAAGTAATCACATCGGTGTCTTGAGGAATAAAGGGCTCGATGCGGTTGGAAATTTGTTTTGCTGTCATGTTATTTGGATAGTTGAGTTTCAGAATTAAACATCATGATGTCAGTTGCTTCTCTGACTGCCTGCCTTGCGATAAGGCGTAAGAGTCTGCGAAATTCATCCTTGCTATCATTTGTGAGTTGCACGTTGGTCTGCAATTTGAGATACGCTTCAATGCGATCTTCAACACCGATAAAGTTTTTCATTTGCAAAAGGGGCATTTTTCTTGGTCACATACTACAATAACATCGTCAACATCACTGCATAGCTCTTGCACTTGCGCAGCGTAGTCTTTGAGGAACCGTTGCAATACCAGTTCGACATCTTTGGCGGTACGTGCATCGCGATACTTTAAGGTTTCTGCAATAGCTTCCTTGAATGATGCAGACAGATATTTGTTCATGTTCTCGAGGTCAGTCGAAAGTTGCTTGTACATGAAGGCTGAATCCTTCAGTGAGCGGTTTTCGAGTTGGTCGGATGAAGAGCAAATACATTGCTCGTCATTGTGTGGGCTGTGTAAATCCATTGTATTGTTTGTTTATTGGTTATTTGTTGAATAGCATTTCTTTTAATCTTTCATAAAGATTGAAACGAATAATTTGCTCTTGGTCTGTAATAGTACCGTTCTCTTGCTTTGCTTCAAGTGCTTCGTAAGCACTTAGGTAGGTTTGGAATTTTGCGTTCATTGTTTTGTTGTTATTGATGGCACAAATATATGTACACAATTTTCTAATGTGCAAACTTTTTTCATAATTTTTTTATTTGCCTTGAAAATCAGCGACTTACACGTACGAATATTTGCCGTAATTGGGCGAAAGTTCGAAATACATCCGCATCATGATAGCGTCAGCGTAGTCAGGTGACACTCCGTGCATGGCTTTTATTTCGTCTTTTCCTGTCACGGCTAACTTTCCATCAGCTTCAGGTCGTTTGCGCCTAATCATGTCGAGTTCCTTCGTAATGATGTCGCGTTTTGGAACTGGCAGAATGACCTTGCCTTGCTCAATAAGTTCGGCTAACTTGTAATAACATTCGGCTTTTTGATTTGTGAACTTGTCAGGTTGCCTTGCTTTTGATCCATTGAGAAAGCCGCGACACTTCAGCATATCGACTGCGCCACCGCCAACACCGTCCTCATCCACGATAACATTCGAGAGCTTTACGTTGTGTTTATTGATTGCATTCCGAATAGCTGCGACCACAGTTGTAATTGGTTCCTTTCGCAATTCGTGAATCTCAAATAGTTGAAGTCCTTTCCATACGCAAATGATGGTCCTGTCCTTTCCGAGTCGTGCGATGTCGGCACTGATAAACATTTCACCCGTTCCAACTTCCTCACGAAAGCACCGAAGTAAGTCATCGTATTTGAAAAGCCAGTCAATACTTTCGTCAAAATCCCAATCACCATGTAGCAACCTTTTGCGGTCGGTTTCAGGAAGTGATGCAAGCGTTTCAAGATAACTTTCGGGCAGGTGTGGATTGTCACCTGGCAAAGCCTGAATAAAAGCGTAACGCTCAGGGAGTAATTGATTGCGCCAAGGGTCGTAAAACTCATTGTAAAGCCAACCTTTCGAAGGGTTGCACGTTAGCAATGCTTTCGGCTTTATGTCAAATTCGCGCAGCTTAAAACGCACGCGAGAGCGCAACACGTCAACGGCTTTCTTTGTGACTTGCGAAACTTCGTCTACGTAAAAATCTGTCAACTCTAACCCGCCTAAAGAATCGAACACTGGGTCCGATGGATATTGAAATAAATCTTTGAGAATGATTTCGGACTTATTAAAGAAAGTAATCACATTCGTTGAGCCGTTCAATTCATAGTCGCGCCCTGCCCGAAGGTTCATCATTGAAGCTACTTCGAAGAAAGTCTTTACCGTTGTTTTCTTTAATGTGTCGAGTTTGCTTCGCCCTATTAAACCACGAGAGCCTGCATAATGCAAGCGTCTCATGATTTGCCATGCGCATCCTGTGAATGATTTAGAACCACCAGCCGCGCCACCGTAAAGAACTATCTCACAAGGCGAATCGGTAGCAAGTGCCTTGAAGCATTCGATTTGTTTGGGTAGGTATTCAATACGCATGAATGCGATTTTTGTCGCGAATTGCTTTTACTTCAGCATAACCCTCTGCCATTTTCTCAATCTCTTTCACTACGTTATCGAAACGGTTCATATCAATGCACATTTGTTTGATTACATCCAAGTCCTGTCGCAGTCTTGAATCATAACAATAGCCGTTTACTATCTTGCGGTAGCAGTGTATAATGGTCGAATGGTCTTTTCGCGGCACGAAATAGCTACCAATTAACGCAAGTGGGCAAAGGTGCAGCATTGATTTGAACTGAGTGCGCAATAAGAAAATCAGAATTGACCTTGCATATACAATTTGTTGGTGACGTGTAACGCTTGAAAGAATGTGATTGCATCCCGTGATACTTGAAACCATGCCTTCAAATACATACGCGACTTTGTCCACGATGAAGTCCTCTCCGACCATAGCCGCAACACGTTCGCGACTGGATTGCAGCGACATGATGCGGTGCGCTTCATTCATGATTGCTTTGTAAACAAGATCTTTTGTTTGTTGATCACTTGCAAGAGCTGCATTAGTGATTGTTTCAATTTCGCTGGGCGTGAGTGATAGCAAAACTTTGCCGTCGGTGTTAAGAATTTTACTCATGTTATTGTTATTTAGTTAATTACTTTGCACAAAAGTACAATGATTTTTCACAAATCAAAATAAAAGTGGAACAATGCCTTGAGTATGCGGTTGCCGAACACCTTCCGACATGGATCAAGTTCGCATCCACATTAACGAGGAACCATACCAACGCTAAGGACCTTGTCAGCGAAACACTTTTGAAGATACTTGAAAACCAACGGGAGAAGGCAGAAGAATTGGCGTGTGATGATAAACTAATTTCATACGTCAACCGAGCAATTTACTTAATGGCTATTGATGACAGCTCAAGGTTCGGCATGAAGTATATGCAATTTGCGCAAAAGTGGAATGAGAATGACAACGCTTTTGACATTGAACCCGAAGAACCTTGGCTCGGTAGCAGGCTTGACAATGAATTTCTCGATGCTTACATTCAACTCATGCCTGAACGCGAAGCCATACTATTGAGGTTGTATATGCTTGACGAATTTGACTACAAAGATTTGAGCGATAAAACCAACATACCAATTAAGAGGTTATATAAATACATTCAAAACGCACTTAAAAAATTACGTACCGATGTTCACCGTACCGCCAGCCATTAGAGACCACAGGATTAAGACCTGTCAGGAATGCAAATACTATCGTAAAACGACTATGAGTTGTGGAACTTTGATAGTGGGCGAAAGCGTTCCTGAAGAGAATGAGTTCAACTATCGCAGGAAGAAAGTCAGGTTGTGCGGTTGCGTGATGCCTGTCAAGACTAAATTGATGTTTGCGAAATGTCCGCTGGGAAAGTGGGAGAGCTTCAGGCTTTCAAAGGAGGAAATTGAGGAACTGAAGACATTCGTGGGCGGTTTGCCGTTATCTTCATTGACACGTGAACAAGTGAAAAAACTATATGAGTTGAAATCAAAGCTGACAGGTCGCAGGGAACAACCTTCGACTTGCGGAAGTTGCGTCAACTCACTGATTAAGGAATTCAAGAAACAATTAGAACAACTTTGATGCGTTACCGAATAGTCTTAGCTGAAGCAACGAGGGTAAGTTTTGACTTCGATGGCACGCTTGAAACAAAACGAGGGCAGGAAATCGCAAAGAATGAACTCGAAGCAGGCAATGATGTTTGGATTATTACGGCACGCGACATATCGGACTCGCGCCCTGTATTGAAACTTGCTGACACGTTAGGCATTCCACATTCGAAAGTTGTGTTCACGAATGGCGAAGACAAATGGAAGTACATGATACGTTATCGGATAGCCAAACACTATGACAATAACGCTGAGCAAATCAAAAAGATTAACAAACACACTGATACAAAAGGAATAACATTTTAACTTATGCCAATACCAACAAGAAAGCAAGGTGAAAAGCCTGAGGAATTTATCGGTCGATGTATGTCCGATGATGTAATGATAAAAGAATACACCGAACCAGCACAGCGATACGCGGTTTGCAATGCGCAACTTAAATCACTCAACACGTCTGAAGGAGAAGAGTAAAACTATTTTTTATTGAGCAAAATGGCAGCACCAAGAGACGCGAATGGCAGATTGATGAAAGGACACTCAGGACTTAAACCGAAAGGGGCGATTCATGAGAAGACTGAAATGTGGCACAAGCTCGGTGAGTTCATCGTGACAGAGGGAGCGCATAGGGCAATGGGCATATTGATGGAAATGGAGAA